GAATATCACCGTCAATTTCCTTAATAACTCTTCTAATTAATTTAGATAAATCAGCTTCGGTTAATCTTATTGTTTTTTTCATAATATATTTGTTTTTTTATAAATATAACGACAATTGTAAAAAATTTTTATTTATTATAAATACACTTTGCTGTTTCAGTTGTAAGATTTGTATAATATCTAGCTTTATCAAAAAAGTCCATGTTTTTAGTTTTTTCGTCTATTATACTTTTAGCCCCTGCAAGACAACTTTTAAGATTTGTCATTGTTTGTCCTGATTCTGTATTTAATGTTTTACAAGAACTAATTTTTTCAAGGTCAGTTAACTTTAATTGTGATGCTGTTGCAACACACGATAAAACACCACCAATCTTTGAATTTTCTTCTCTTATTACTCGTCTAACAATACGAGCTAAATCAGATTCCGTTAATCTTATTGTTTTTTTCATAATATATTTATTTTTATATAAATATAACAACAACAATAATATTATCTTTTTTTATTTATAATGTCTAAAATTTCTTCAACAACGTCTCCACTATTCTCAGGATTTTCATCCCCCATTACAGTTCTGATAATTTTTTTTTTACGATTTAGGATATCATATATTGCTCCTTCAATTGTGTTTTCATATAATGGATAATACACAAGTACATTAGATTTTTGACCATAACGATATGCTCGATCTTCTGCTTGAGCATGTTCTGCAGGAACAAAAGATAAGTCATTCATAATAACAACCTCAGCGGCGGTCAAAGTTAAACCAACACCTGCAGCTTTTAAGTTACCAACAAATACTCTAATCTTTTCGTTATCTTGAAATTCATCAACAGCATGTTGACGATGAGGTTTAGAACAACTACCATCCAAATAAACCGCTTGTTTACCAAAATGTTGATAAATCGTTTGTAATGTGTCAGTAAAGTTTGTGAAGATAATAACCTTTTTACCTTGTTCAATAATATTTTCGGCAAACTCGATTGTTTGTTTTGTTTTTTCGTTTGAAATAACTTTTCTAACTTTCATTAATTTAGAAAATTGAACAGTAAGAGAAGACGATTCATCTTTTTTATTATCAAACCAATTATAATATTCCCCCATCAGTTCTTCATATTCTTTTGATTTCAAACGAAGATATACAGGAGAAATAATTTTATCAGGAAGATCCAACACATCTTCTTTTAACCTACGAAGAATTTGTTTTGAAGTTCTATCTCTTAATTCCTCCAAATTAGATGCTCCCGTTACATTCCAAACTTTTCTTCTACCTGCCATAAATTGATATCCTTGACAATAACGAATAGCGTAAGCCATCCAATTTTGAGCAACAGGAGATTCAATAATATTTAATAGGTTATAATAGTTCATTGGTCTAGAAGTCATTGGAGTTCCCGTTAATAACCAAACCCTTTTAATGTTTTTAACAAAATGATTTATGATTTTTGTTCTTTGTGCTTGAGGATTTGAGATCATGTGAGCTTCATCTAAAATAACAAGGTCAAAATTTGATTGATCTAATAAAGACTTATTTTTATCCGTTGTATTGTGAAAATTTTTTAGGATATCATAATTAACAATAACAAAATCAGATTCAGTTGAAAATTTCTTACCTTCCGAGATATAAACAGGTCTATCTGAATAATTTTCAATTTCACGTTGCCAGTTAATCTTTAATGATGCGGGACATATAATTAATATTTTTTTCGCACCAGTCTCTAACGCAGCAATGATTGTACAAGTTGTTTTACCCAACCCCATATCATCAGCAAGAATAAATCTTCTTGATCCTGCTAATTTTTCTATTGCTTCTTTTTGATGTTGTAGTGGGGGTCTATGACTGTATTTAGAATAATCTACCTCAACTACCTCAACATTGTGAGTCTTTATTAATGATGATTTAGGAACCCAAAATTCTGTTAAAGGATCATTTTCAAAGAACTTACCCCAAATATGATACGATTTTTCTTTCTCAACTAATAATTTCTCAATGTAAATTTTTTCAGGAGTTTCCATAAAATATCTTTCCTCAGCAAACTTCTTCGCAAAATAAGTATCAAGATCAACCCACTTACGAGCAACCTTAGGAACTGTGTCAAAATAATTTATAATGTAATCTGATTGAGTTCTTGTTGGGTAAAACTTTTTATTATTCTCTTTTTTGGTTTTTAGATACAATATATGATTATTGGCCCCCGAGTATGAGTCTAATAATTCTAACGCTTTATGTTCTATCAATGATTGATTAATATCCAAAATTCTCTTTTTATTAAAAATAACAATAAAAAAGATATTTATCAATAAAAACCGTAATTATGGCTAATAAAATTCCTATTACAAGATTGGGTAAATTTTTCGGAGAGAACGATTTTGACCTTGATATTTCAATGGGAGAAGAGTGGTTGATTGGTGATATGAATTTCACTTGTGTGTTATATCGTATAGATAGGCAAAAGACAAAAACAGATGATGTCTATGGTGAAACCGTTTCGGACGGTATTAAATTTTTACCTCCAATTGAATTTAATGCGTTTGTTCAAGTATCGGCACCTGAAAATAAAATGATGGGGTCAACAAGAATGGATCAAATGGAGCCAGGGAATATTAGAGTTTCTGTTTATCAAAAAACTTTAGATAATTTAAATGTTGATATAAATTTTGGGGATTACATTGGTTACTATGAAACTGAAACTTTGGTAAGGTACTATACGGTTAATAATGATGGTCGTGTTGTGTCAGATAATAAACATACCTATGCAGGATATAAACCATTTTATCGTACAATAAGTGCGTCTCCTGTTGGGCCAAATGAATTTAAAGGATTATGAAAATACTATTAAAAGAATCACAAACTAATGAATTAATATCTTTTATAAAAAAAGACCCTAATTTATTAATAAAAAAACAAGTTAAAGTTTATTATGATATTACAAGACATATGTTTTCTGTTACATTTTCTGGTATTGTTGTATTAAAGGCAGATTACGTTAGATTAAAAAATGTTAAATTTTTAGTGGGGGAAAAGGGAAAAGAAAAAGTTAGGTCAGTAAAACAAAAAAATGTTCATGCTTATGTTACTGGAACATTGATTGATTATTGTGAATATCCTTGTGAGGATATACCAAGTCCTGAAGGAAATGTTGTTATTAAATATAATCCTTATTTTGACGACTCATTTCTCATAAAAAAAACAAAAGAACCAATTTTTAGTGCTGATGAGGTTGAAATGATAAATTTAGATGATAAAATATTTTTAGTTAATTAATTATGGGATTTCCAAAACAAATAAAAAAGACAATTCCTCTTATTAATAAAAAAATCTTGACACCAAGAAGACATGAGATTGCGGAGATGATTTCAGAGGATGGAACCTACCTTCCAAAATCTTTGTTACATGCAGATTTAGATCGTGGATTTTTAGATTTTGTTAGAGATGAATTAAGATGTGTTGTTGATGGAAAAGTTATTCCCGCAATTGATATTTTAATTACAACACAAAATTGGTCTCAGTTTGTTGAAACTTGGGATTTCCAAAATATTGATAAAAACGCAGAACCCCCCTTTATAACAACAATTAGAACCCCTGAAGTTAAGTTTGGTACAAATCCGGCATTAAGGTACAATATACCAAATAGGAAACAATATTATTATGCTAAGGTTCCAACATGGGATGGACAAAGACATGGTATGGACATTTATAAAATACCACAACCTGTTCCTGTTGATATAACATATACAGTAGTTATACTATGTAACAGAATGAGAGAATTGAATAAATTAAATCAAATTATTCTTGAAAAATTTTCTTCTCGTCAAGCGTATCAAGTAATTAAAGGTCATTATATTCCAATTGTTATGAACGATATTACTGATGAATCAACATTAGATTTAGAAAAAAGAAAGGTTTATATCCAAAAATACACATTTACTTTATTGGGATTTCTTATTGATGAAGATCAATTTGAAATATCTCCAGCAATTACAAGAGTTTTTCAAATATATGAAACCGATGTAAAAATAAAAAAGAAAAAACAAAAAAAGGAAACCCCTAATCCACCATCAGTAAAAAGATATGATTTTGCCACAGGTATTACATCAAACGAAGTCACTGAAGTTTTTGATTACACTGTTAATTTAAAATTTGTTGATAGTGATAACGTATCAAACGGAACTCCTCCGTCAGGATATGACGTTTATATAAATGGTCTTTATTATGGTAATGATGTAAGAGAGATACAAATTAATACTGGAGATACACTAAAAATAATTATTTATAAACAATTCCCAAATGATACATCGTTTTTAATTTTTAATCAGGAATTACTATAATTAGTCTTCACCGTATACATCTTTTTTTTCTTTACATTTTTCCATAATTAAATTTTCTAAAAATCGATACATTTTTATTCCTCGTTTATCACAATATTTTTTTAACACATTGTGGACCTCGGGGGAAATCTTTAAATTTTTTATCTTCTTAGTGTCATTATCCATAGGTAGAATAAAGGTAGAATAAAATCATACCAATTATAAATAGTTTCAAAGAAGTAAAGTTTTTGCGAAAAAAACTAATATTTATATAGAAAATAAAATAACTAAATAAAAAAAGACAATGGCAAACAGTAAAGTATTTGTATCGCCGGGAGTATACACTTCTGAAGTAGATTTAAGTTTCGTAGCACAAAGTGTTGGTGTTACAACCTTAGGTATTGCGGGAGAAACATTAAAAGGACCCGCTTTTGAACCAATTTTTGTAAGAAATTACGATGAATTTCAAAACTATTTTGGGGGTACTTCACCCGAAAAATTTATTAACACACAAATCCCTAAATATGAGGCGGCATACATTGCGAAATCATATTTACAACAATCTAATCAATTATTTGTAACAAGAATTTTAGGTCTTTCAGGTTATGATGCTGGACCATCTTGGTCAATCTTAACTGAAGCAAATGTTAATTGTTCAACAATTGATGTTAATTGTTTTAGTTCAGTGACCGTAAATTGTGAACAACAATGTGTTATTCCTTTGGAGTTACCATATTCTGTTGATTTTACGGGATGTACGGATTCAACTTCTAGTATTGAATATATGACACACTTCCCTCAGGAAATATTGGATTTATTGGATGTGAGTTATGAAACTCCACAAGGAGGAACATCAACTTTGGATAGTAATATAAAAGAATTAATTTTTAATGTAATAACAAATTCAAACCCATTAATTGCGGAAGACCAATATATTAGTTATTTTGGTAGTGTTGATGATAATGATTATAATGCGTTAACGGTTAATGGATCATACACCGCAACAACAAACGTTTATGGTGTACCGTCAATACCTTTTAGTGGAAATAATTTATGTGATGGAGCAAACACATCGTGGTATTATTCATTATTTGATAATGTTGGTGGCGGAAGTTATACAGGATTCTCATTTTGGTCAATTGTTACTGGTGTAACTAATATTACTCCAATTACAACAACCACAACCGCACCAACAACAACATCAACAACAACCGACCCTTGTGTTATTCCTGTTCCAACAACAACAACAACAACAACAAGTCCTATTCCTGTTGAGTGTTTTTCAGGATCAGTAATGGGCGTAATTTATTATTATACAGGAACATCATATACAGAATATGATGATATGGTTGTGGCAACATTTAGATCAAGAGGTATATCAACATATTCAAATGGTAATAACCCAATTTATGAAGTATCTAATTTGGCAGACGTAGTTTTAGATATGACAGGACAATATTCTGGTGTATTACAAAACCCATATCTACCATTTGGTGTTAATGTTACTAATAAAGATGGTGTTAATTTTAACTTTGAAACGTCTTTTGCAACAAGTGACTCACAATATATAACAAAAGTTTTTGGTACGGATAATTTTGGTAAACCAAGAACAGTGGTTCCTTTATTTGTTGAAGAAAGGTTTCAGGCTTTATTAAACTATGGTTGGAGAAAAGGATTTATTAGAGGATTAAATCCAACATTAGTAGATTTAAATTCTGCACAAAGTAATGCTTCGGATTCTATTGGTTGGTATTTAGATAAATACCAAACACCAAGTTCTCCTTGGGTAGTATCTGAACTTAGGGGTACAAAAGTTTATAACCTATTTAAATTTTACACAATTTCAGATGGTGATTCAGCTAATTATGAAATAAAAATATCAATTGGTAATATTTCGTTTTCAAATCAAACATTTGATGTGTTTATTCGTGATTATTATGATACGGATTCAAATCCAGTTGTGATTGAGAAATTTACTAACTGTAGTATGGATCCAAGTCAAAATAATTTTATTGCAAAAAAGACAGGTTCATTAGATGGTGAATACCAACTTAATTCTAAATATGTTATGGTAGAAATGAATGAAGATGCTCCTGTTGATGCACTTCCTTGTGGTTTTGATGGGTTTAATTTTAGAACTTATGGTACCGCAACATCACCATTTCCTGTTTATAAAACAAAATACGATTTTCCTGGAGAAGTTATCTTTAATCCTCCATTTGGAACACCAATTCAAAGTGGTGGAGATAATGTTAGAAGAACCTATTTAGGTATTTCTAATAATAATAGTTGGGATGGTAATTATTTTGAATATATTGGTAAACGAAATACAATCTCAACTTGTGATATTGAAAGTGTTGATTGGAATTATAAATCAAAAGGTTTCCACATGGATAAGGATGCTTCAGGAATAACTATTTCAGATGCCTTTACAACATCAGGAACATCTAAATTTAATGTAGGGTCGGCAAATTTCTCATCTGAACCTAATAACCCAACAAGTCCTTATTATAGAATTTATTCAAGAAAATTCACTTTATTAGTACAAGGAGGTTACGATGGTTGGGATATATATCGTGAACATAGAACTAACAGTGATAGATATGTTTTAGGAAGAACTGGTTATTTAAATGGAGCGTGTCCTGATAACAGATATCCAAATGCAGTTGGTTGGGGAGCATTCAAACAAATTGCTGTTGGTGATGGTACTCAAGATTTTGCAAATACTGACTACTATGCTTATTTATTAGGAATTCAAACATTCTCTAATCCTGAAGCGGTTAACATTAATGTGTTTGTTTCACCGGGTATTGATTATGTTAATAATAGTGACTTAGTTGAATCAACAATAGACATGATTGAAAATGAAAGAGCGGACTCACTTTATATTACAACAACTCCCGATTATAATATGTTTTTACCAACAACTACAGGTAATGATGGTATTATTTATCCTCAAGAAGCGGTAGATAATTTAGAAACAACAGGAATTGATTCTAACTATACCGCAACTTATTATCCTTGGGTGTTAACTCGTGATAGTGTAAACAATACACAAATATATATACCGGCAACTGCTGAGGTAACTAGAAATTTAGCCTTAACAGATAATATTGCGTTCCCTTGGTTTGCAGCGGCAGGTTACACAAGAGGTATTGTAAACTCAATTAAAGCACGTAAAAAATTAACTCAAGAAGATAGAGACACTCTTTACCAAGGAAGAATTAATCCAATTGCAACCTTCTCTGATGTAGGAACCGTAATTTGGGGTAATAAAACTTTACAAGTAAGAGAGTCAGCTCTTGATAGAATTAACGTGAGAAGATTGTTATTACAAGCTCGTAAATTAATCTCAGCAGTATCTGTAAGATTATTGTTTGATCAAAATGACGAACAAGTTAGACAAGACTTTTTAAACTCCGTAAATCCAATATTAGATGCTATTAGAAGAGATAGAGGTTTATATGATTTCCGAGTTACAGTTTCTTCTGACACAGCAGACTTAGATAGAAATCAAATGACAGGTAAAATTTATATTAAACCAACAAGATCCTTAGAATTTATAGATATTACATTCTATATAACACCAACTGGAGCATCATTTGAAGATATTTAATTATTAAAATGTAAAAAAATAAAAAAAAGGAGGCTAGTTCTCCTTTTTTTTATTACCTTTGTGTTTATAAATATAAAAATAAACACAATGAAAATTAAACCTATTGATTTAATTCCGGCAGTAAAATATTATTCATTTGATTGGGATGATAATTTAATGTATATGCCAACAAAAATTTATCTTTTGAATGATAAAGGTAATAAAGTAGGTATGACCACAAAAGATTTTGCAGAATTTAGAGATATGGTCGGTAAAAAATTATTTAAATATAATGGACATACCATTGTTGGACCAGCAAAAGATGCTTATATCGAGTTCGGTGTTACTTATGACGATCAATTTTTAATTGATGTTATGGTCTCACCAACAGGACCAGTATGGGATGATTTTGTTGAAGCAATTAATAATGGATCCATTTTTTCTATAATTACTGCAAGAGGTCACACACCATCAGCAATTAAACAAGGTATATATAAACTAATTAAATCAAACAAAAATGGTATTGATTCAAATAAGTTGGTTAAAAATTTATTAAAATATAAAGATTTGGCGGATGAGGATATCTTAACTAAAGATAAACTTATAAAATCATATTTAGATTTGTGTCGTTTTCACGCAGTTTCTTTTGGTATGAGTTCTGAAACAAATCCAGAGCCAGGAAAAATTAAAGCTATGGAAGAATTTATTAAATATGTTAAAGAAATTTCTATTCAGTTACAGAAAAAGGCTTTAATAAAAAATAAAATAAATAATTATATTAAGCCATTTATTGGTTTTTCAGATGATGATGTAAAAAATGTATCTAGTATGAAAGATTATTTTAAAGATAAAGAAGATAATATACTACAAACTTACTTAACATCAAGAGGAATAAAAACAAAATATTAATAATAAATGCTAGTACTAGTATATTTTATTTAAAAAAAAATAAAAGTAAATAGAAAAATTTTATTTATCGTATATTTATAATGAAAATAAACATAAAATTAAAAATTAAAAATTATGGCTGATTTGTTAATGAAAATGCCAGTTCCGTACGAACCCAAAAGGCAGAACAGGTTTATTATAAGGTTTCCTTCAGATTTGGGTATCAACGAGTGGTTTGTGGAAAGTGCTTCAAGGCCATCAATAAAAATCGGTTCAACCGAAATACAATTCTTAAATACATCAACATTTGTTGCTGGTAGATTTAATTGGGATCCAATCACAGTTAAATTCCGTGACCCAATTGGACCATCTGCAGCACAAGCTTTAATGGAATGGGTTCGTTTATGTGCTGAGTCCGTTACAGGTCGTATGGGTTATGCTGCAGGATACAAAAAAAATGTTGATCTTGAAATGTTAGATCCAACAGGAGTTGTTGTAGAAAAATGGATATTAGAAGGCACATTTTTAACTGATGTTAATTTTGGAACATTATCATATTCTCAAGATGCTTTGGCGGACATTAGTGGAACACTTCGTATGGACCGTTGTATATTAGTTTATTAATTTCTTTTAAATAAAACTAAAATATATCTATTCATAGATACGATATTTAATTCCCATATATTAATATGTATGGGAATTTTTTTTTATTAAAATAACAAAATATATTAATTATTAAGATTTTAACTAAAAAAAAGAAATATATTTACAAAAAATATAAGTAAAGTATCTTTATAATAAAAAAACAATTATGGAAAACGATTCAAAACAGTATGGTCAAATGGATTTTAATTTACCTCACGATGTTGTGTCTTTACCTTCGGGTGGTAAATATTATAAATCTAAAAAGAAAAGTGTTAAAATTGGTTATTTAACTGCTGCCGACGAAAACACTCTTTTAAGTATGAACCCAAATAAAACAATTAAGGAATCAATTGTATTACCGTTATTAAGAAATAAATTATACGAAACGGATATTAGACCTGAAGATCTTTTAGATGCGGACATTGAGGCATTATTAATATTTTTAAGAAATACATCTTTTGGTCCTGAATATGTTATAAGTGTTACTGATCCACAAACAAATAATGAATTTAATGCAACAATATTACTTGATGAATTAAATATTAAAAAAATTAATATTGAACCTGATGATGATGGGTATTTAAAAACAACATTACCAAGAACAAAATCTAATGTTAAGTTAAAATTTTTAACTATGAGAGATTCTGTTGATATTGAAAAAACTTTAAGTGGATATCCATCAGGAATAATACCACCTATTGCAACTCTTAGATTAAGTAATATGATTGTTGATATTGATGGTAATACTAATAAGGGAGATATTGTTAAGTTTATTGATAATATGCCAATAATGGATTCAAAACATATTAAAAACTTTATGTTAGAAAACGAACCAAGATTAGATTTAATAAAAGAAGTTATCGCCCCGTCAGGAGAAAGAGTAATGGTGAACATTGCTTTTGGGGTGGAATTTTTTCGGCCTTTCTTCTGATTACTCAAAATTTATATTAGACGAATTTTATTTATTGGCAAAGATGTTAAGAACATCTTATTCCGAGTATTTAAAAATGCCAACATATGTGAGAAGATATCTTATTGATAAAATTATTGAGGAGCACAAAAAAAATAAATAATCTATATTTATTATAAAAATAGTTTTATTATATGGGACCGCCAAAAGGAAAAGTTGAGATAAAAGATCCAGATGTTGTTGTTGATACTAAATTATCAGATGATTTATTAAATATAAAAACTATATTGGATGCGACTTTAGAAACTGTTCAAAGTCCTACAACTTTATTTTCCAATTTAGCTGTAATAACTAAAGAGGTTTTAGGAACTATAGGTCCTTTGGGATGGTTAGAAGCATTACAAAATTTAGATACAGAAGCAACTAAATTAGTTAGAACTTTTGGAATCAGTAAAGATAGAGCTGGAGAATTAACCCAAACCATTGCCGATGCAATACCCCAATTTGTTGGTATTGGTCTTGATGTTGGTGATGTTGCGGAAACTTTAAAAGGTTTGGGAGAAACCATGAAGGTTAATATTATGTTAAACGCTGAGTCTTTAACTAGTTTTGCGGCAACCGCAGAAGTAACTAAAGTAAAACAAAGCGAATTAGCTGAAAAATTTAGGGATGTCGGTGTTAGTATTGCAAGTATTGAACCTAAAATGTTGGATGTTGTTAAAATTGCAAGACAAGCAGGAGTAACAGTTCAAGCTGTTTCTGCCGGTGTTGTTACTAATTTAGATAAAATGAACCTTTATAATTTTGAGGGTGGGATTAAAGGATTAGCAAAAATGGCAGCACAAGCTTCAAGATTGGGGGTTGAGATGTCAGCAATATTTACTGTTGTAGATAAAGTATTTAATCCTGAAGGGGCAATTGAATTTGCTGCATCACTACAAAGATTAGGTGTAACATCAAGTCAATTACTTGATCCATTAAGATTGATGGATTTAGCTCAAAATGACCCAACAGAACTTCAAAACCAAATTGTAAACATGACAAAAGAGTTTACAAGATTCAATAAGGAGAATAATCAAATAGAAATATTACCTGGAGCTAAAAGACGTATTGACGAAATTGGTAAGGCGATGGGATTACCTGCCGGCGAATTACAAAAAATGGCAGTAAATGCGGGGATGTTTGAAATGAAATTAAAACAAATTAAATTCCCAACCGATATTGCAACCAAAGGAGATAGAGAACTTATTGCAACAATGGCACAAATTGGTAAGGATGGTATTGCCAGAGTAAGGATAGAAGAAACACGTATAGGTAAAGATGGTAAAGAAGAAGGAACGGGAGAATATATAGATAAATTAGTTAGTGAATTAAATACTGATGATGTTACAAAATTGGCACAACAACAAAAAAGTAATGACGCATCAATGGAAGAAATTGCGAAAGATCAATTAACTTATTTGAAACGAATATCTGCAAATATAAACGAAGTTGTTGCGGCAGCTAAATATGGTCCCGCAAGTTCTAAAACAATGCAAGATTTATACTCAGGAGCGTTAGGAGGATTTGAAAGATTACTAAATAATAATATACCAGAGGATGCAAGGGAATCCAAAAATTATAGAACATTTACTGATATAGCCGCACCATATGTGAAGGATCTAGTGAAAGAATTTTTAGATTCAGATACATTAAAAGAGTTGGGGGCAGAAATTAAAACAAAAATTAATGATGGTTTTTCATTTGTAAAAGATTTTGTGATTAGTTCAAGCTTTGGTATGGGAGGAAATGATACTCCTTTAATTCAATCATTAAATAACCCAAACTTGAATATTTCTTATGAACCAATGACAATAACAACTGATAATAAATTCGCCGTTGATTTTAATGTTATTGCTGATGATAAAATTAGTGGTCAGGCAATTCAAGATATTAATACTGCTATATCTAATTATTTTAATGGTCCTGATGGAACAAAAAATATGCAAGCTTTACTTAGTAGAATTGATAATATTAGAGCATCAAATGGTCAAAAACCAATTTTTAAATCCAAAAAAACCGACTAAAGGTATTTATAAATAAAGAAAAAAAAATGCCAGAAAGTGTTTTATCATTTACATCATCATCATCTTTTAGAGATTTATTAATATCTAGAAATTTACCACCATATCAGGTAGAAGGGTCGTTTAACCCCCCATCTGGTAATGTGGTTTATGAGATTAGTCCTTTAAATGATAGTAATGTTATTGATTCACCCAATAATTTAATTTCAACAAACCAATTAGCAAATAATTTATATCCATTAAATGAATGGGGTCCTGATGGAGGATTTATAGGTAAATATAGTGTTCCGGGAGCACCATTACCTGTTGGAAGTAATAATGGTCCTTATGATCCAACAGATTCATCCTTAGATTTAATTAATGAATTTTATATTGATGCGGCATATATTAAAAATATTTTTGGACCTGAAGGGGGATATAAAGATTTAATTATTATAACCGACCTACAATTATCTTCACAGTATTATTTACCGTATTATAATGGAGTCCCAAGTACTTTTATCCCATCAAGTTATACCCCATACTCAATATTAATATCGAATGATCCAAGTGGGGATATGGGATTGTTATCTCAAGATTCTTATATTGCTAAAACAGGAGCGGGATATTTAAAAGGATATTTTCAAGAAAGAATTGCTCAAGAATTTTATCAAATGACTCTTGGTAGTATTAACTTAAGTACTTTACAAGATCCTTTTAGTGCCACTATGTTGGCAACTGGACAACAACCATTCTTTACTAAGAATTGGAAAATAACAGTACCTGAAAATCCATTGTTAGCTGCTGTAAGTTTTTTGAATCGATTAACAGGAACTTATTTTCCTGTATCATTTATTCCTGGAGATTACTTTGATGATCCTGATCCAATATATTCACCACAAACCCAAAACGCATTAAACGTTGTAAACAATTTAACAGGTGGTGCATTAGGTTCTGTTTTAAATAATTTTAGGAGTCCTTCTGAAATATTTTTAGCAAACACTGGTAATGGTCAACAATCTGTTTTATTTAAAAGTTTAGAATATAATTTATATCGACCAAATTATGATAAACCACCATTACAACAATTTACAAGTGTTATATCTAATTTATTTGGAGCAGGACCTAATGGTGGGGGTGGTTATTATGTTGGTAGTGAAGATGTTGAACCGTCACTTATAACTCATCCCGCAAATCAAGTTGCTGTTAATTATCTTGGAAAACAACAATCAACATTGGTGTACGGACCTTCTGAATTAGGTAAACTTTATGAGGGTAACGAAGGTAAAATTAATTTTGGTTTACAGGCGGAATCATATTCTAATCAAGGGGGTATAAATGGAAATTTTGTATGGACATCACCAAAATATAAAGAAAATGCTGGATGGAAAGTTGGGGTTGGTGGAGAAAATAAAATTATTGACGAAGAGTTTAACCAAATTCAAAATTCATATAATCAAAATTTATCCACGGAGATTGAATTTAGGGGAGGATCAATATTAGATAATACTCAAAGAATAATAAACGCCGCAGACAATGTTGGTGGACAGGCTAGATTAAAACACGCAGGTAATGCTATAAATCAAGTTTCCAAAGTATTCAATGATGGATATAAAGAAATGACAAAAGGTTCTCAAGTTATTGCTTACTACGATAGTTCGACGGGAGATAGTACTATTGGTGTTGATGGAACTGAGATAGGTAGAGAATATTGTCGAGTATTCCAAAAAGATACACCATATTTAACATATGCTGATTTACAAAAAACTGATGGTATTACAGAGTCAGGTCGTAAATTCAATAATTCTGTTCTTGATAATACATTTAATTTAAATATTGCACCATTAAGAAATCCTGGATCAACTAATATTATTGATAGTAAGGTAAAAAAATATATGTTTTCATTGGAAAATTTAGCTTGGAGAACTTCAGATCAACCGGGATATACTTATGATGATTTACCAACCTGTGAAAAAGGTCCAAATGGTGGTAGAATAATGTGGTTTCCCCCATACGACATAACATTTAGTGAAGATTCTAGTGCTAATTGGAACCCAACTAAATTTTTAGGTAGACCGGAACCAATATACACTTATTCAAACACAAGTAGAAGTGGAAGTATAAACTGGAAAATAGTTGTCGATACTCCAGCAGCAATGAATACTATTATTGAAAAACAATTATCAAATAAATCCTCAAAAGAAGTTGATTCTATTATTAATTCATTTTTTGCGGGATGTGTTAAGTACGATTTATATGATTTGGCAATTAAATTTAATACCATACCAACTAGTGATTTATATACTTATCAACAATTGTTAAATGAACCAAGATTAACTGAAGAAGAATTAGGAGAAATTTATAAAAATGTTAGTGTAGATAAATCAACTAATTTATCTGACTCAGATGGGGGTGCTGACGTAATAATAACAGATGGTAAAGTTGGTGAAGATGGTACCAATAGTACTTCTGGATCAAAATCTTCAGATGTGGAAGTAAAGTTGGATCAAGAATCAATTAATGAGTTTATAGACTATTCTTTCTATTTTGATAATGATTATCCTGAGGGGTATACGGTTCCTAATACTACGGTTACGGCAACTAAACCATATGATTTTTGGTACAATCAATACCTTTCAGTTCAAGGGACAAATTATGTTAGTCAACCACCCGTTGATGTTTACGTTGGGACAAAAAAATATATAAATAAAAGTGCCATACCAAAATTCTTTACCGAAGTTATTATTGGTAATTATAATAAAATTCAAACCGAATTTTTAACTAAATTAAAAGAAATAATTATTGATCAAAACGGAAAAGTTAAAATTGAGTTACAAGGATCTGCATCTGCTCCGGCAAAAATAGAATATAATAGAAGTTTATCTAAACGAAGAATTGATTCTGTATTACAATGGTTTAGATCTAAAACAATTGGAGACATAACAGTACCTGTTTTGGAAAGCCAAGGGAGATTAACTTTTATTGAAAACTCCAATGGTGAGGAAATCACAGTATTAGTGGGTAAAAACGGACCATATGAAGATACCGATTGTAGGCAAGACATCAGTAGAACTTCAGGGGGAGAACCAAGTGGAACGGCACAATGGTATTCTATTCCTGCAATGTCATGTAGAAGAGTCCGTATTGCAAACATAACCATAGATCCTGCCCCAATAACAACAATAGAAACAACATTAAAAACAATACCCCTAACAGAAATTGAAATTACCACCAAAATAACCGAAGATGGTAGTACTAATACCACCAAAATAACCAACAACACACCGCCAGGACCTAAACCACTTAAAAAAGTTGATCCTCTTAAAACAGTTAAAGAAGGTATTTCTAAAAAAATATTAAGAAGTTTATTTAGTGAGTGTGATTATTTTGAGGTTATTAAAAAAGAAAACCCGATGGTTTACGATAGTATTAAAGATAAGATAAAATATTTTAGTCCGGCATTTCACTCAACCACACCTGAAGGATTAAATGCGAGATTAACATTTTTAAATCAGTGCATGAGACCTGGACAAACAATTCCGGTTATTGATACTGACGGTAGACCAAAATATAATGATGCGTTAAACACTTCATTTGGTGCTCCGCCTGTATTAGTTTTAAGAATTGGAGATTTTTACCATACTAAAATAATACCAAATCGTCTTGGAATAACTTACGATCCTTTACTTTTTGATATAAATCCAGAAGGAATTGGTGTACAACCTATGATTGCTAAAATTACTTTATCATTTGATTTTATTGGTGGTAATGGATTAGCCGGACCTGTTGAACAATTACAAAACGCATTATCTTTTAATTACTACGCAAACACTGAGATCTATGATGAAAGGGCGGTTGCAACAGAAGACACGTCGAAAAGGGATAACGAGATTGTCGGTAAACTTGTTCCTAATTCACCTTCTTCTCCAACTGTTGGTGACATACCAAACAATATACCTCAAAAAGGTGGAGAAACAATTGGAAAAATACTTGGAGCAAGTTCCAACGATGATGGTACTATAGAGACGGGTGAATTAGATTATAGTGGACTTATTAGTGAGTTATCAACATCAACTAAAGATTTCTTTTCAACAATATATAACAAGTTAAAAAGTATCAATGACATTTCTAATTACGGAATATTACAACTTGTTAATTTTAAAAGAAAATATTTTGATGGAAACATTAGTGAATTTGGAAGCCCGGCTCCATTAAAAATTTATGGTAAACCTGATGATGTTGAAAAATTAATAAAAAATCTTGTTGACAATGCGGTAAACGATTGTAAAAATGACTTATCTCCCGTTATTAAAGATATTGTTAACGATACTGAATACACTAATGCAGCACAAAGACAAGTCAAAAACAAATTAGAGGATATTTTAAAAAATAGAGAAGGTGAAATAAACAATTTTGTTATTGGGTCAATTAATGAACTCACAAGTTATCAAGAAAATTTAAACTATACTTTTAGAAAAACTGATGTGGTTATATCAAAAATTGATGGAATATTATTAGAGACTGGTAAACCAAAAGTTTATATTTTTACAGGATCTAGTGCAACAACTGTATCTGATTCAATACTTAATGTATATAAGACTAATGTTGCATCAGGAATCACCGAATTTTTTGATGTTATGTTAAACAGATATATAATAGATTCACCCTTATATAGTGAAAATATTAACGTAATGAACTTTCCGGATCTTAGTTGGTGGTTTAGACCATTTTCAACTCCTGAACAAATAAGATTTTATATGGTAATGTCTGATGTAATGTTAGATGATAACAAATATACTTCTTTTATAGAAAGTTTAACCTCATTAGAAAAAATAAAATCTAACCCAAAATTAGTGTCTGATTTAAAAAATAGGTTTGACGACTATAGAAAACAATGTAAAACAGAAAAAGAAAATGAAAATAGATTATTTAATGATTATGAAAAAAGTCCTGAATATGAAAAGTTTCAAAATTTTGAAATACCCCCTTTTGATGTTAAAGTAGGGTATACTACAGACAAAAATGACCCAAGTTATTCAACGTATGAAAAAAGAATATCGGACCTATATAGTAAACAAAACTTAAATACTAATGATAAATATAATGGTAAAATAAAATTTAATTAATATGCAGTTACAGTATTATAATAGATATAATTCATTTTTACTTAACGGAAAACAAACCGTTGTTCCGTATATTAATTTGCCGTCAAAATCATCAGATAAAAAATATATTTATAAGGTTGGTACGTCTAGATTAGATAAAGTGTCTCAACAACATTACAATTCACCATTTTTTGGTTGGTTAATTTTACAATCAAACCCACAATATACTGGACTTGAATTTAATATTCCTGATGGTGCGGTATTGACAATTCCATATCCGTTGTTAACTTCATTACAGGATTATAAAAACGAATTAGATAATCACATATTCTATTATGGTAAATAACGGAGAAAATATATTAGTAGAATTTGATTACCAAAACATATCAGTAATTGACCCAAATAAAATAATTGATGAAGAAGGTAGACCAAAAGAAAGACTTATAGATCACGAAAATCTTGTGTTCTACGCTAATTTAGAATGTTCTGTATTACCAAGAACTAAATTAGCTTTAGGCGTTTCACTAAACGAATCAGTTAAAACTATATCTGTTGGTAAAATTAATTTTTTAAATCCAGGGTTTAAAAAATTTTTAGACAATGGATGGTCAGATGAAATAACAGGAAAAAATACTTTAACCGGAAAAGGTGTTAACCAACCAAAAAAATCTGTTAGTGTAAATCCTGATAATTCAGCAGACTTTTATTATAGTCAAAGTTTAATATCAAATGGGGTACCTGGTGCTGTTGATAATGGATTATTAGGTATAACACAAATAAATTATAGTTGTGGTTTAGATTTTGTACCTACTATCGATATTACTCTTGAAGACGTAAAAGGAAGATCGTTGTTTGAAGGTGGTAATAATTCTCCATACGCAGCATTTTTCCAATTCCCATACCCACTTTTTCATTTAACCATAAAAGGATATTTGGGTAAAGCAATTAGAATACCATTAATGTTAGAAAAATTTGGATCTTCATTTGATCCAAGTTCTGGTAACTTTAGGGTAAAATTAGAACTGAAAACATATAAATACACAATTATGTCTCATGTTACTTTTGGAGCAATGATGGGAACACCACTAATGTACAAGTCAATTGTTACAACAAAACAAATCCAACCAAATAATAGTTCTAATAATTCAACACCTGTTAAAAAAACATTTGCAAGTGAGGGTTATCAAAAAATGAAAGAATTATATTCTGAATATAAATCAAAAGGATTAATTAATGATAATTTTCCTGAAATAACAATACAACAATTAAAGTACAGGTTAGATAGGTTTATTAAAAATATAATAGATAGTTTTAAAAAAACTAACTTAAATGTTTTAAATGATTTAACAGATTACACAACCCAACTAACTGAATATGATGGGTATGTTTTTTATTATACTCCCGATTCTTGGGTAAAACAATATTTAGATGTGAATAATATTTTTGTACTTAAAGATAGTGAAGAAATAATATACCAATGGAAAAAAGAATACAGGGACGATATTACAAAACAATCCGCACCACTAAATGAACTTGATGGTATAATTAAAAAATTTAATCTTGCTCTTGAAAAGAATAAAACATTAGGTTTAAATCAACCAAATTATATTCCGAACAAAATTGAATTAAATACTTGTTACACTAAATCAAAGTTTATTGATGTCAACATTAATAAAACATATTTGTTAAGAACAAATAAAGAATTACCCGGAATTCCATCCGAAGTTTCCGCTTTTACAAAAACATTAGAAATCGAATTTCAGAAAAATAAAAATTTTCAATTTGATGGTAAAGGTTACTTTTTAAATCAAACAAAAGTAATGCAACAAAAATATCAAATAAATAGACAAAAAATTGAAGAATCTTTAACTGCACAATTGGCGGATCAAATGAGTAATACATCAACTGGTATTGGTTTTGAACCAACAATGAGGAATATTTTAGCGGTATTTTTTGCTCAAGGGGAAGCTTTTTTACGTCTGATGGATGATGTACATACAAAGGCTTGGAATTTAAGAGAAGATAAGTATAGAAAAGATGCCGTATTTGGTAGTAATTCAACGGTCCCTAGTGTTGATATAAAAAACGATGGAGAAGAAAACACCCCAATATATCCTTGGCCACAATTAATTGTTGAAAACACAAAAAACGATGGTGGTGAGAAATATGAATTAAAATATCCTGGTGATCCGGTTTTATCGGGAAAAATAAACGCTTTTATACCTGAAATATGGCCTGAAGTTGAGTTTGTTGAAGAATTTATAAAGGCATATACAGAAAGAGAACTTCCAATTCCGGATCCTGAATATATTAATAATGGATTAACAAAACCTGAAAGATTAAGTTTTAATGCTATTGAATTTCCAATTAATAATCAAGTATTTCAAAACACAGAAGAAGTAAAATTTTTTTATGAAATATATGAAAGATTAATGTTAAATTCATTTTATAGTTTAATGTCTAGAGACTCTTCGAAATTATATAATATGGAGTTTTATTCTGCCGAGTCAGAAGTTATTAACATTATAAAAGCGTTAGGTGATGACAACCCATATCTAACTAAAAAATTAAAAGAATATAATATTAATTCAGGAGTCTATGGAGGATTTTTAAGACATATCTCAAATCAAGGAGAGGGAATATCTTGGCAAAATTTTATTAGAGGAGAATTTAATACACCATATATTAAAAATGAAACATTAAGTTCATTTGATCTTTTAGACGCTAAGATATTAATTAATGAAATATCCCAACCAAATGTTGGAATAGAAAATACGGAATTAGTTGAAAAATATATTGGGATTGACAATGTAATTGAAAAATATGACATATGTGATTTGTACCCAATAACTAATTTATCTTGGGACAACAATTATTTGGCAAACGGCACAATAATACAAAAAACAGAATTGGTATATAAGACTTCTGATGTTTTAAAATATGATTTAAATAATAAATCAATTGTTAATTTTACTGAAAATAAAATTATAAAACCAATAACTAATTTTAATTATACTGATGACATTTTTAATCAATCAATTATAAATGGTAATTTAAAATTATTTTATAAAAATAGACAAATTAAAAATCAATATATAACAGAAGGAAATGTTTTTTATAAAAATTATACAGACAATTTAATAGACGAACAAACAACTTCAATGTTGAACACCCCCTATTTTATAAATGCAATTCAAAAAGGAGTTTATAATTTTAGATATAATAGTGGAGATTCTTCCCCATATAAATTGGCAGCTTATCTATTTTTAAATAGTTTACCTTTAGCAACATTAAAAGAAAAATACAAATTACTTGATGATACTAATAATTCCACAAATGAATTAAGTTATATTATATCAACAATTAAAAAATTTGGAGCAATACATAGATTACCACACGCTTGGATTTTAAAATATGGATCACTTTGGCATAGATACAAAACTTGGGTTGAAACTGGAAATGATATTTTAACAGAAGTTTGGAACAATTTTAATTATTCTTATAATTACGACCCCGTTAATAGTGCAACAACAAAATCTTATAATGTTACTATTGATGGTTCACCACAAGAAATTATATTAGAGGGTAATATAACAACAAATGTTCTTGGAATTAATTATGTAAAAACAATTATTAATAATGGTTTTTACCCAAAAACAATAGATGATTTTAATGTTTTTTATCAAGGAAAAGTTGTTTTTGATAGTGTAGTACCAATTGGAGGTACTTGTGCAATAGTTAATGATAATGAATTAGAAGTACTAACAATAAATGGAGATGAAATTATTAGTGGAATGACACTATCTGGTACTTCATTACAATATGGTACAACAATAGTTTCTCAGATAAGTGGAACAACTGGGGGTGTTGGTAGATATATAATAACCCCTAATCAATTACCAAATGGTACAACAATTACTTTAGATCTTCTTGGTCCAACATTTAATTTTATTTTGACTAATGTTAACGCTGTTGGATATGTCAGTTCGGAAATACAATCTGCATTAAATACAAACTTAGGAATGGTTAAAACAACTGGTTCTTTAATTAATAAATCTAATGGGTTTGATTTTCCTAATGTTACACGTTCATTAACATTAACGCCTTGGTCTTGTTATGTAAAAACAACTGATCAAACTTCTATTTACCCCCTTCCTTCATTTGGGGGAATAATAAATCAAACTAAAGATGAGTGTTTTAGAATAAATGGAACTATTAAAACAGAGGTTTCAGGAAATAACTCAATGTATAATGGTTCTGTAAGATTATTTTGGAAAGCACCAAATTATGGGTATTTCAATAATAATAAAGTCGTTCCCCCAAGTCCTGACAGTTATTTAAAAGAAATTTATAATAGTGGTACAACACAACAAAATTTTTCAATAAATGGGGATATAGGTGATTACTCTAAATTGGATGAAATGTTTACATCATTTGATAAAAATATTTTGGACATTTTAGAGATAGAGTTTTTAAATTTTGGTAGATCGGTATATGATTATGACACATTAATTACATCTGTAACAGGTGAAGAGACAGAAAGTGAAAAAATGTGTAAAAATTTCCAATTGTTAATGAGAACAATGATGAAAATTCCGGTACCAACAGCAACAAATGGTGACTCCATTGTTTCAGAAATACAAAATAGTCAAATTACCGCATTTAAATCTTATTTAACTAAATTTATGGATTATGAGGTTGTGATGAAATATGGTAACCCGTCAAACTTTGATAAAAAATTATTTTATACTTTTTCAAATAAATATATTGAGAATCCATATACATATCAAGGGTATAAACAATCATCACCAAACACTTTACCAACTGGATTATTAAGTCCTGTTACTTTATTACAATCAAAAACAAATAATCCAGTTACTTGGAAAGCTTTAGAGACTTATGTTGGGTTTTCAGAAATACCCGAATTAAAATATAAAAATAATGGATCATATATTACAGATTTTTTTATTGATTTAGATGTTCAATTTAATGAAAAAAATGTTATTCAGTTTGCTCCGATAATAAAAATTTATGCAACACAGAAACTTAAAAAAAATAATATAACTAAAATTGAGTTTTATACTTTAATGAATGATTATTTAAACAAAAATGAAGATTATATTGACACAGTACTTGATTTAGAATTAACAAGATTAAGAAATAAATTACCAAACGTAATAGTTACTCCTGATAGAAATAGTGTTAAATCTAATTTACAGGGAGAACAAACAAGATATGAAATATGGGACACATTTAAATCTATAAATGACAAATTTATTTCAGGTAATGACTATAAAACAAAAACACTATTTGAAGACATTTTATTGTTCGATAGAGCAAGTAGAGATGTTGGTCAAAAAATATATGCTGACATTTTTAAAGTAAAAGAATTAATAGAATATGGTGACCATAATAATAAAATGGTGGACATGGTAACAACTATTTTAACTCAAAATAATTTTACATACTTTACTATGCCGGCGTACGCTAATTTTTATAATGTACAAAACGTTAGTAAAAACCCAACACCAAATCCGGAAGGGACATTAGAGTTTGCAAATTCCTTATTTGGAACATTTTTAACATTAGATTATCGGGATACAACATCAAAATTTTTATGTTTATATGCCAATAAACCTAGTGAACATTTAGCCTTAAATGATAATGTGGATTATCGTTTTAGAGATGATGCTTTTGATTTAAGAAGATCAAGTGATAATCCATTACTTGACAATTTAAACGGAAAAACAGATTGGGATAAATCAAATAAGGTTGTTGGTTTTAATGTTGATATTGGACCTCAAAACCAACAAATATTCAAACAATTTGATATAAGTCAAGACCCTGGACTCCCAACAACAGAAAGTTTAGAAGTGTTAAATCAGATGGCGAATTTAAATAGAAACAGAAGTGAATCAACACAGAGCGTATCTCTTTATAACTTATATAGAAATAGAAGTTATAAGTGTAGTATTGATATGTTAGGTAATGCAATGATTCAACCAATGATGTATTTTAACTTAAGAAACGTACCTATGTTTAGTGGTCCATATATGATTACGAAAGTTAGTCATAGAATAAGTGACAATGGTTTTGATACTGAGTTTGAAGGACAAAGACAACCATTTTATAGTATTCCGGCAATAGATAAATTTTTACAATCGTTAAGTACCACAATATTATTATCAATTAAAGAACAAATAGAAAAAGATGAAACCGCTAAACTAGATTCTCCCGAAAATATATTACAAGAACAAAATGATATTATTAACAATACAAATAATGGTAATGGTTCTTTAACCCCAAATCAAAATTGTTCGGACAATTTAAATAGTTCTTATACAAACTATACAATTGAAACCCCTACTATTACTAAAATAACATTAAAAAATTCTATTGAATTAATTAAAAAGGAAATGATAAGTGCTAACATCACGACAGAAAATCAAACTTTAATGTTGGCATTTATATTTTCTGTGATGTATATAAATTCTTATAAATCTGATAAATTTGAGGCATATGGTCATAATTACGGATCAATAAGGTTAGATGTTGCTTATGGGGGGTCATCATTTTTGATGGAAAACAAATATTATTGTGTAAACCAAGGATCAACACAAAATATACCACTTGCAATATTTAGGAGCGATGAGTTCTTCGTAAAATTTGTAATAAGTAAATTTAAAGAAAAACTATCATTTATTTCAAATCAACCATTATCAACTACCGACGAACAAATAACAGCTCTTAGTAAAGCATTTATATTAAGATGGCCGGTTAACCAACCTGACAGTGTTTATGATAAAATGACTGAACAAAATAAAAAAACAATTGAAAATAAATTTAGAGAGTCATTTAATATTGTTAAATCAATACCTTAAAATGTTTTTTTTGTTTTATTAGATATTTATAATAAAAAAACTATGAGCACAAAATTAATTTTAGATAACTATCTTGGTAAAAACACAAGAGTAACAGAAAAAGATAATGGTAATGGATTTAAAGAGGTGTGTGATTTAGATACCGGAGATTGTTACACAATAAGAATGAAGGATGGACTGATTGAACGTGTAGACAATACATTAAACACACATAAAAAAATCCAAGTTGAAACAAAATCTGGAATAAAACAATTATTAAACGGTTAATATGTCAATAGATAAAAAAATATTAGAAGAAATTAGAAGATATAAAAATATCAATAAATATATCTTAGAACAAGAAACACCTCCGGGTGAAGAATTACCCCCACTTCCGGGTGGAGAGGTTGCTCCTCCACCTCCTGGCGGAGAATTACCACCACCTCCGGGTGGAGAATTGCCACCACCTCCGGGTGGAGAGGTTGCTCCTCCACCTCCAACCGAACCAACACCTCAACCAGTTGATATTAAAAATGATCCTGATGTGGAAGAAGTTGGAAATGAAACCGAAGAACTTGATATTACCGATTTAATTAACACACAAAAAACATTTGCTGACAAACAAGAAGAATATTTTAATAATTTATTTAATCAATTAAATACTCTTGAGACTAAATTAGGTGAAATGGATAATTTAGTTAATACGGTAAATAGTTTGGAATCAAAAATTGAAAAAATAAGACCAAAAACTCCTGAAGAAAAATTGGAATTAAGAAGTTTAGATTCTGGACCGTTTAATCAAAAATTAAGTGATTTTTTTGATGACAAAATGGGAGAAATGGAAAAATCTGGAAAAAATGAATATGTTTTAACAACTAATGATGTTGAAGAATTTTCTCCAAATGAAATTAAAGGTAGTTTTAATGACTACGAAGACCAAGATGAAATGATGTAACATGTTAATTATTTAATCAAAATCTCTATATATTTTTACTTACCTTATTGACTACTATTTTTATTTAACTTATACTTTCTATTATAAACTTTTAAAAAATATATAAACAATGGCGACAAACAATTCCTTTGATGCGGTTTTGGCTCAGTATGAGAGTTCAAAACAAAGTGGTTCTTCTTCCACTTCAAAATTTACACAAGAAGAAAGAATGAAAAAGTATTTCGCAGCAATCCTTAAGGATACCGAAAAACAAGGTCAGAGAACAATCCGTATTTTACCTACAACAGATGGGTCATCACCTTTTAAAGAGGTATGGTTCCACGAAATTAATGTTGACGGTAAATGGCAAAAGTTCTATGATCCGGCAAAAAATGACAACGAACGTTCACCTTTAAATGAGGTTTATGAAGAGTTGATTTCAACAGGTCGTGAATCCGACAAACAATTAGCAACACAATACAAATCACGTAAGTTTTATATTGTTAAAGTAATTGATCGTGATAACGAATCTGACGGTGTTAAATTTTGGAGATTTAAACACAATTACAAACAAGAAGGAATACTTGATAAAATTATTCCAATTTGGAAGGCAAAAGGTGATGTTACCGACTCTGATAATGGTCGTGACTTAATCCTTGAACTTACAAAGGCAAAGACTCCAAAAGGAGCAACATATACCGTAATTCAAACGGTTATGTATGATGATCCATCACCAACACATACTGATACTGATACATCTAATGATTGGATTAATAATGAGTTAACTTGGGAGGATGTATATTCCAAAAAACCTGTTGAGTATCTTGAATCAATTGCTAAAGGAGAAACCCCAAGATGGGATACTGATGCGGGAAAATACATTTATTCCAACAGTAGTGTATCTGAAATTTCTTTGGGTGGATCAAAATCAATTAATCAAGTTGAAGACCCTCAAACAAATAATAACGTTGATGAGGAATTACCATTCTAATTAAAGTTCGACATGGGCACTTGGAAATACTGAGTGTCCATATTTTTTAAAATCAAAAAAAATCAAAAAAAATGAGTAAAATAGCAGAAAAAATGTATGAGGCATTGTCCTTAAAGTATCGCAGTGAAATGGCAGAATCAGAAGCGACGTTATTAGTTTATTTAACTTCATCTGTTGGTATTGGTGAACATCCACAACATTTAGAAGAAATGGATAAGTTAGTTGAAAAATTCGCAAACGCACAAGATAAACTTGAGTCATTGGAAAAAATTCGTAAATATAATTCAGAAATTTTATAATAAAATGGCGATAAGAAAAAGAGAAATATCTTTAGAAACAATTAAAGGTAAATATTCGACAAAAACAAAATACAAACCAGAAAGTTTCTATAATTGTGGAGAAGCTTTTATGGGATCATGTGGATTACCTGGCCCTATTATGGGTGGTATAAATATGTTTTTAGGACATTCAAATACCTCAAAAACAACGGCAATGATCCTTGCGGCAGCTGACGCTCAGAAAAAAGGTCATTTACCTATTCTTATTATTACTGAGAAAAAATGGTCTTGGGAACATGCTATTGAATTGGGATTACAGGCGGAAAAAAACGAACTTGGTGAGTATGATGGAATGTTTATTTTTAACGATTCATTTGATGTAATTGAACAAGCAACTGAATTTATTAATGACATTCTTGACGCTCAAGAAAAGGGAGATATTCCTTATAGTTTATTATTTTTGTGGGACAGTATTGGAAGTATACCTTGTCAGATGACTTTTGATGGTAAAGGCGGTGGAATGCACAACGCAAAAGTATTAGCGGATAAAATTGGTATGGGAATTCATTCAAGAATCTCAAAATCTAAAAAAGAAGACTACCCATATTACAATACTTTAGTAATCTTAAATCAACCTTGGGTGTTACTTCCTGATAATCCATTTGGACAACCTGAAATCAAAGCCAAAGGTGGTGAAGCGGTATGGTTGGCATCATCATTAGTGTTTTTATTTGGTAATCAGAAAAAGGCAGGTATTAGTCACATTGATGCGACTAAGAATGGTAGAAAAGTATCTTTTGCAATTAGAACTAAAATTTCGATATTAAAGAATCACGTTAATGGTCTTGGGTATAAAGATGGTAAGATAATTGCAGTACCACAAGGTTATATTGCAGACACAAAAGAATCTTTGGATAATTATAAGAAAGACTATTCTGATTATTGGGAAACAAAATTAGGGTATTCAGATTATTCTTTAGCCGAATCTGATGATGACTCTGACGAGTAAAAAGTATTTTCAAACGACTTAAAAAATTTAAATGGTCAAAACATTAATTGTTGATGGTAACAATTTATTAAAAATAGGATTTCACGGAGTTAAAGATTTTTATAATAATGGGGAACACATTGGTGGAACTTGGCATTTTATTAACACAATTCGTAAATTCTTAGAAGAAACCAATTTTAATAAAGTTATGGTCTTTTGGGATAGTGACACAAACTCATCTCAAAGAAAATTAATATATCCAAAATATAAGATGAATCGTAAATCTTCTCCTAATGATGTGGAGAAGACAGATTCATTTAACAAACAAAAAACAAGAGTTAAACAATATCTTGAAGAGATGTTTATTAGACAATTAGAGATTGAAAATTCGGAAGCCGATGATCTTATTGCGTATTACTGTCAAATCTCTTTAGATGAAGAGAAAACGATATTCTCAAGTGATAAAGACTTAACTCAATTAATTTCAGAAAAGGTATTAATTTATTCACCAAACTTAAAGTCGTATTATAAATTTGGTGACAACATTAAATTTAAAAATTGTTCGATTCCTCATTATAATGTTATGACATTTAAGATCCTTGCTGGTGATACTTCGGATAATATTGATGGAATAAGTTTAATGGGTGAGAAAACTTTAATTAAATTTTTTCCTGAAATACTTGATTCAAAGATATATTTAACCGATATTTTAACAAAAGGTGAACAACTATTAAAAGAACAACAAAAAAATGTTGTTTTAGGAAATTTAATCATTGGAAAAACAAAAGAAGGTATTATGGGTGATGATTTTTTTAGAATCAATAAAAAACTCGTAGATTTATCAGAACCTTTAATTGATGAAGATGGTAAAAAAATGGTTAGAGAATATTACTCTGAGTCAATGGATCCTGATGGAAGAGGACATAGAAACCTAATTAGAATGATGATGACCGACGGGTTCTTCAAGTACCTCCCAAAAGGAGATGATGCATGGATTAATTTTTTAAAACCATTTTTAAAATTATCAAGAAAAGAAAAAACAAAATTTAGAAACAAAATTTAGAAACAAAAATTAAAAAAAAAGTATGAAAGATCAAGATGTAACAAAAGTAGAATTTTTATTAATGTGTAATGACAATATTGTCGTACAAAGATTTTTTAATGTGAAAGGTTTAAACAAAAACTCTCACAAATCAGTTGAATTTTATGATTATTTTCGTTTATTTACGGATAAATTAAAAAATAATTTAAAAATGAGGAGTGTTATCTATATGTTAGATAACCAATACGAAATAGGTGTAAATCCTGATATGTTAAACACATCAATTACTGATGGACCTGAAAATTTTAATGTTTATGTTAAAATTGGTGATATGACAATATGTCAGAGAACATTTAACGCAAAACATTACCCGCCAAAAATAAGGTATACGGTAGATCTACGACCACAATTAAAAAGTGTACTTAATGATCTTACTGACATTTTTTCAGGTAAAAATTTTAATTATTATTACCCGAATTTTAATCAAAACCAATAGTATTTATCATTACTAACAAAACAAAAAACATGGCGACAAACAAAAACTTTGAGTACTTAGGTAATGTATTTCAATTACAATTATTAAACCAAATTATATTAGATAAAGACTTTTCACAGTCAATTATTGATGTAATAGAAAACAATTATTTTGAAAATAAATACTTTAAAATAATTGTTCAAATGATTAAGGAGTATTATGTAAAATACGATCATACCCCATCATTTGAAACATTGGAACAGATTACTAAATCTGAATTACAACAAGAAATTGCGTCTAAAATAGTTTTGGACACAATTAAGAAAATTAAGGATTCACCTATTGACGGTGTTAATTTTGTGCAAGAAAAGGCTTTAAAATTCTGTAAACAACAAGAACTTCAAAAAGTTATGAATAAAGCTCAAAAAATAATTGATGGAGGTGAATTTGAAAATTATGACACTCTTGAAGAGTTAGTTAGAGGAGCATTACAAGTAGGAGAAAAAAATACTAATGCTATGGATGTTTTTTCTAATATTTATCAGGTACTTGATGATGATTATAGACATCCAATACCAATGGGAATTCCAGGTATCGATAAACTATTAAAAGGTGGTTTAGCTAGAGGTGAAATTGGTGTTATTTTAGCTCCAACAGGAGTGGGTAAATCTACAATCTTAACTAAAATTGCTAACCACGCATTTAACTTAGGAAACAACGTACTTCAGATCTTTTTTGAAGATAACCCAAAGGTAATTCAAAGAAAACATTTTACTCTTTGGACAAAAATTCATCCTGACGAATTATCTGAAAAAAGGGATGAGGTAATAGAAAAAGTTAAAGTTATCGAAGAGTCAATGCCAAATAAGTTAATAATGAATAAATTACCTTCTGACACTGTAACTATTTTACAAATTAAAAATCAAATTAGAAAAATGGTTGCTGAAGGAACAAAGATTGATATGGTATTATTAGATTATATTGACTGTGTTGTTCCTGAAAAAAATTTGGGTGATGAATGGAAAAGTGAAGGTTCTGTTATGAGAGGGTTTGAAGCTATGTGTCATGAACTTAATTTAGTTGGATGGACTGCAACACAAGGTAATAGAAGTTCTATTTCTTCTGAGGTTGTAACAACTGATCAAATGGGTGGATCAATTAAAAAAGCACAAGTTGGTCACGTTATTATTACGGTTGCAAAAACACTTCAACAGAAAGAGATGAAATTAGCGACAATAGCAATTACAAAATCAAGGGTTGGTGATGACGGTGTAATATTTGAAAATTGTAAATTTGATAATGCAATGTTAGACATTGACACCGAGAGTTCTATGACTTTCTTAGGTTTAGAAGAAAAACAAGAAGAAAGACAAAGACAAAGAGTAATAGAATTGTTAGAAAAAAGACAAGAAAGACAAAACAATTAAAAAATAATTAAATAAAATGGAAAAAATATTAATTGAAAACCCCTCAAGATTCGTCATATTCCCAATTGAACATAATGACATATGGGAATTTTATAAACAACATCAAGCAGCATTTTGGACGGCAGAAGAAGTAGATTTAACAAATGATATTCGTGATTGGGAAAAACTAACGGATAATGAAAAATACTTTGTTAAAAATTTATTATCATTTTTTGCGGCATCTGATGGTATTGTTAATGAAAACTTAGCGGAAAATTTTTATCGTGAGGTACAATATCCTGAAGCAAAATTCTTTTACGGATTCCAATTAGCAATGGAAAACATTCACTCATTGATGTATTCGTTATTGATTGATACCTATATTAGTGATACTAAAGAAAAAGACGAATGTTTTAATGCGATTGATAGACTACCTGCGGTACAGAAGAAGGCAAAATGGGCATTAAACTGGATTGATAATTCATCTTTCCAAGAAAGGTTAATTGCTTTTGCGGCAGTTGAAGGAATATTCTTTTCAGGTTCATTCTGTTCTATTTTTTGGTTAAAGTCAAGAGGAATTATGCAAGGACTATGTAACGCTAATTCTCTAATTTTTAAAGATGAAAATCTACATTGTGATTTTGCAATTCATTTGTTAAATAACCATTGTGAAAATAAACCATCAGAAAAAAGAATTAAAGAAATTTTATTATCCGCACTTGAGATTGAAAAAGAATTTATTACCGAATCCTTACCAGTTTCATTGATTGGAATGAACTCAAATTTAATGAAACAATATTTGGAATTTGTTGTAGATGGTCTTTTGGTAAAATTTGGTTGTAATAAAGAATTTAATGTTGACCAACCATTTAAATTTATGGAACAAATTGCTGTTGAAACAAAAGGTAATTTCTTTGAGTCAAGAACAATGGAATATCAAAAAGCAAAATTAAATGAAAAAATTACGTTTGAAGAAGATTTTTAAAAATTAAAAAAATACTATGTCACTTAAAATAATAAAAAGAGATGGGGATAATGTAACATTTAACCCACAAAAAATTTACAATCGTGTTAAAAAATCTGCAAAAGGTTTGAGTGTCAATTCAGACGAGATTTTTATCAAGGTTATCACTTCAGTACCAACTGAAGGTGATATAACAACAAAAGAATTAGATAAATTAATTTATGAGATAGCGGCGTCTTACACTGGAAGTCATCATGATTACTCAAGATTAGCATCTTCAATTGCAATTTCTTCATACCATAAAGAAACTAACCCAAGTTTTTCAGAAACAATGTTAGAGTTACATTCACATGGAATTATTAATGATGTGTTAGTGGAAACAATTCAAAAATACGGAGAAAAAAATATTGATGAAATTATAAATCATAATAACGATTATAATTTTGATTATTTTGCTTGGAGATCATTACAAGAGATGTATTTACTAAAAACACCAGAAGGAAAAGTAATTGAACGACCTCAACACATGTATATGAGGGTATCTATATGGGTTACAGATAATTTTGAAGACGCAATTGAATATTATAAATCATTATCAAATCAACTTATTTCTAAAGCAACACCGATAATGATTAATTCTGGTACAAAAGTACCTCAATTAGCTTCTTGTGTTTTACATTATAATAATTCGGATTCAAGACAAGGATTATTGGACACATTAAACGATATTTCAACTTACTCTTCAGATGCAGCAGGAATTGGATTATCTATGTCTAACATTAGAAGTAAGGAAAGTAGAATATCTACATCAGGGGGACACTCGGGTGGGTTGTTGAAGTATTTAAAAATTGTTAACGAATCATTAAGGTTTTTTAATCAACAAGGTCGTAGACCTGGATCCGCAGCAATTTATTTGGAACCTTGGCATAAAGATATTATAGACTTATTGGAAATTAAAAAAAATACTGGTGCTGAAGAATTAAGAGCTCGTGATTTATTTACGGCACTTTGGATTCCTGACAACTTTATGAGATCAGTTAAAAATAATGAAGATTGGTATTTGTTATGTCCTAACGATATAATTAAAGCGGGGATTAAACCATTACAAGAATCATTTGGTAATGAATATGAAGAAAATTACAATAAAGCTGTTTCTTTAGGGTTAGGTAAGAAAGTTAAGGCACAAGATATATGGTCTAAAATAATCGAATCACAAATTGAAACTGGAATTCCTTATCTATGTTCCAAAGATAATGCAAACAGAAAAACTAATCATCAAAATATTGGAGTAATTAAACAATCTAATCTTTGTAATGAGATATATCAGTATACGGATGAAGAAACTACTGCAATTTGTACCCTATCGTCTATTGTACTTAAAAACTTTATTATTGGAAATAAATTTGATTTTCAATTATTATTTAATGAAGTTAGAAAAGTTGTGAGAACTTTAAACAAAGTTATCGATATAAATAGTTACTCAACTAAAAAAGGATTAAAAGGGGGGTTAGAACAAAGAGCAATTGCTATTGGAACACAAGGTTTGGCAGATGTTTTTTATTTACTTGATTTAATTTTTACTGAAGAAGAGGCAAAATTATTAAACAAACAAATCTTTGAAACGATATATTATGGTGCAATATACGAGAGCAATGATTTATGTAAAAAAAATAAATATAAACCATATAAATTCTTTAAAGGATCACCAATGTCGAAAAGAATATTTCAATTTGACATGTGGGGATTAACTGATGATAATTTATCAGGATATTGGGATTGGAATACATTAAAAGATGATGTAAAACAGTATGGTGTATGTAATTCATTATTTACCGCACAAATGCCTGTAGCGTCTTCAGCTAAGATTACAGGTTCATTTGAAATGACAGAACCCGCACATTCAGCATTATTTAATCGACGAGTTGTTGGTGGTGAAATAATGATTGTAAACAAATACTTAATTACTGATTTTGAAAAAATTGGGATATGGTCTGAAGATTTAAAAAATGAAATTATTATGAATGAAGGATCAATTAAAAATATTAATTTTAATAACTATTTAGATCCTGATGACAAAAATTATAATAAAAAAGTTAAAAGAATTGAACATTTAATACCTAAATACAAAACAATTTGGGAGATATCACAAAAAGAATTAATTAATATGGCGGCAGATAGAGCCCCATTTATTGATCAATCACAATCAATGAACATTTATATGTCAAGTCCTACATTATCTAAAATTACCTCATCACATTTCCATTCTTGGGAAAAAGGTTTAAAAACCCTTTGTTATTATGTAAGAACAAAAGCAATCTCAACGGGAGCTAAACATTTGGCGTTGGACACAAGTAAAAAAGAAAAAATAAATTTTAACTCAGAAGTACCAAAATTTGAACATGTAAATGAAGGTTTACCATTAAAACCGGATAGTTCAGAGTTTGAATGTTTTGGTTGTTCATCTTAAAATAAATCACTATTTAAATAAATCACGGCAAAAGTCGTGATTTTTTATTTTATATCTATTTAATCAAAAATTCTTAACCTTATATTTATTAGATATGGCAAATGGAATAACATATGGTTTAACTTTCCCGTTTAGGGATTCGTTCGTTGGTAGATATTTAGATACCTCTAATGATAGTGATGAAGAAATAAGAAGTAATCTTGTACACTTATTATTAAGTAAAAAAGGAACAAGATACTTTTTACCCGATTTTGGGTCTAGATTATACGAATATCTTTTTGAACCTTTAGACGGACCAACATTTAGTGAAATTGAAAATGAAATAAGGGATTCTGTTAGTAAATATATGCCAGGGATCTTAATAACAAACATTAAGATAACCGACGCATCAACAGAAGACCAAAATCAAGGAACATATGTGAATCAATATGGGGAAAAAGAATTTACGGTACCAAATATATCACAGTTAGAACATACCGCAAAAGTTAGAATTGATTACAAAAATACTAATAATGCATTTAATTCAAGTGATTTTTTAATTATTAATATTTAATAGTATATGGCAAATAAAAAAATATCTTACACAACTAGAGACTTCGCAGGAATAAGAACTGAATTAATAAACTTTACAAGATCTTATTATCCCGACTTAGTACAAAATTTTAATGATGCGGGAGTATTTTCGGTATTATTAGATTTAAACGCTGCGGTAACTGATAACTTACAATTTCAGATTGATAGAAGTATACAAGAAACAGTATTACAATACGCACAACAAAAGTCATCTATTTATAATATTGCCAAAACTTATGGTTTAAAAATACCTGGATCAAGACCTTCGGTTGCGTTAGTAGACTTTTCAATAACAGTTCCGGCTTTTGGGGATAGAGAAGATTTAAGATATTGCGGAGTTTTAAGAAGAGGGTCTCAGGTTAATGGGGCTGGACAACCATTTGAAACAGTATATGATATTGATTTTTCATCACCAACAAATGCCGAAGGATCACCAAACAGACTAAAAATTCCAAATTTTGATGCAAATAATAATATTACTAATTATACAATAACAAAAAGAGAGGTTATTGTTAATGGTATAACAAAAGTTTTTAAAAGAGTTATTACACCAAATGATGTAAAACCATTTTTTGAATTATTTTTACCTGAAAAAAATGTTTTAGGTATAACCAGTGTCTTACTTAAAGACGGGACACAATATACTTCTCCACCGGAGACACAAGAATTTATATCGTTATTAAATAGATGGTATGAAGTAAAGGCATTGGCGGAAGACAGAGTTTTTGTTGAAGACCCGACAAAACCATCAGATCAACCTGGAATTAAAGTTGGTAAATACATTGTTACAAATACTAAATTTATTAGTGAGTATACCCCAGAAGGTTATACTAAAATGACTTTTGGTGGTGGAAATGTTTCAGCTGATGAACAATTGAGAGAATTTGCAAGAGACGGTGTTGGATTTGATCTTAACAAATATGTTAATAATTTAGCTTTAGGTAGTGCATTAAAGCCAAATTCAACATTATTTATACAATATCGTGTTGGGGGAGGACAATCAACCAATTTAGGTGTTAACATTATTACACAGATTGGAACAGTTTCGTTTTTTGTTAACGGACCCTCAGAATCAATTAACTCAACGGTAGTTAATTCACTTAGAGTTAATAATGTTACCGCAGCAATTGGGGGAGCTAATCCACCAACAACTGAGGAAGTAAGACAATATGTATCTTATAATTTTTCCGCACAAAACAGAGCGGTTACAATAAATGATTATGAATCGGTATTAAGAACTATGCCGTCTCAATTCGGTGCACCGGGTAAAGTATCTATTGTTGAAGAAAATAATAAAATAAAAATTAAAATGTTATCCTACGACACTAATGGTAATCTAACAGAAGTTATTTCTAACACACTTAAAAGTAATGTTGCAAACTATCTATCAAATTATAGGATGATAAACGATTACATATCCGTTGAGACAGCTAATGTAATAGATTTAAGTGTTGATGTAGATGTTGTTTTAGACTCAAGTCAAAATCAAGGGTCAGTTGTTGCTAAAATTATTAATATTGTTACACAATATTTTAGTCCAACTGTTAGGGGGTTAGGTCAAAATGTTTATGTTTCTGAAATTAGAAGATTAATACAGAGTGAAAATGGTATTATTTCTGTTTCAGGAATATTCATTTATAATAAAGTTGGGGGACAATATTCATCTTCCCAAACTTCACAGGCGTATGAAGACCCATCAACAAAAATGATTAAATTAATTGCCGATACAATATTTGCAGAACCAACTCAAATATATCAAATTAGGTATCCAAACAAAGACATTACCGTTAATGTTCTTAATTTAAAAACAATTAATTTCTCTTGATAATTTATTTTTTGAATAAAAGAATTATTTTTTGAAAATAGGAAATAAACTATTTATCAAAAAAGAGTAATTAATGCCAAAATCATATAGAATACGAACTACTCCTGGTAGTGAAAAAACTATCAACATTCAATTGGAACAGGACTTTGAGTTTTTAGAGATATTATCTTTAAAAATCAATCAAGGCGAAATCTATAATAGAATGTGCTCCGATTATGGGGTAGTTGTTGGTAGAGTTATTGTTAATAATGGATTTGGAGTTCCAAACGCTAGAGTATCTGTTTTTATTCCTATTAGTGATTTAGATTTAGAAAATCCAATAATTTCTGAATTATATCCTTATAAAACAATTTCTGACATAAATGAAGATGGATATAGATATAACTTATTACCAAAAGAACCATCATATAATGGACACTCATCAACGGGAAATTTCCCAACAAAAAATGAAATTCTTACAGATCAATCATATGTTGAGGTATACGATAAATACTATAAATTTTCAGTAAGAACAAATGAAAGTGGTGATTACATGATATTTGGAGTACCAACAGGTACTCAAACAATATTAATGGACGTTGATTTATCTGATATTGGATGTTTTTCGTTATCACCACAAGATTTAATAGACATTGGTGTTGCGGTAGAGTCACAAGTTAATGGTTCTAGATTTAAAACATCAACAAATTTAAATGAATTACCGCAAATTGTTAGTTTAAATAAAATTATTGAGGTATCACCATTATGGGGTGAACCTGAAATTTGTTTATTAGGAATAACTAGATCTGACTTTGATTTGACGGCAAATCTAAATATTAATATACAACCAACAGCAGTATTTATGGGGTCATTAATTTCGACTACAAACGATGATGCGGTTAGAGTTAGTTGTACACCAAGAAATAATACAGGAAATTTATGTGAATTAGTTTCAGGTCCTGGAGAAATAGTAACAATTAGGCAAACTATTGGAGTTGACCAACTTGGTCGACCAATTCTTGAACCTTATGCGTTAGTTGAAGGTGGTAAGGTTATTGATTCAGACGGTACATTTTTAGTAAATGTTCCAATGAATTTAAATTATATTATAACCAATGAATTTGGGGAACAAGTTTTATCTAATGATCCTAATAAAGGTCTACCAACAAAAGGAAAATATAGATTTAAATTTAAATGGCAAAATGAACAAGGTTTACAAAACCCATTTCAAAGAGGACATTTTCTTGTTCCAAATATTAAAGAACACGGATGGATAACGCCATCAATTGACCCATTGATAAATTACCCAACTACATTACATACAATTATAATACCAAATGGTACGGTTACTTTTACATATCCTCTAAATAACACATCAACAGGTGGATTAGCTTTAGATAATAAAATTAACGTTGAAAGTTTTACAATTTTATTAAATGGTGTCCTATATTTTGGTGATTTAGAAAGTATTCCAATTACCGTTATTCCTACAATTTTAACAATAAATGTTGTTCCTATAAATCCCGGCACTCTAACCCAATTTAATTATACGTTTTATCAACAACCAACTTTTGATGCTTTAAGATCTTATGCTTTTAGTGTGGACTGGAATGATTATGGTGATAATACGACTACCACAGGTCAACAAATGATACAAGAGGCGATAGACTGTGAAGATAAGTTTTATGAATTTAATTATAATAAAGTTTATACCACCTCAATGTTTTTGGATAGGTATAAAAGAGGAGCTGGCAGAGCAAGACATTTAGGGATTAAAGAAATTGACGACAGAAGTTGTAAGTCTACAACTAACACATTTCCAGTTAATGATATAATTAAAAATTTTGACCCTTTATTTTTTACGTTTAATATAATACTTAATATATTAGCAATACCACTTATAATCATATTATGGTTGATGCATTTTATTGCATTTATTTGGCCTGTTTTAAAATATTTATTAATTGTTTTAGGACTTTATTTTGCTTATGAAGCGATATCAGATGGGATTCAATTAACAAATTGGATTATTTCATCGACTTCCACTGTTGCTGTTCCTGGAGGACCTGTATTTAGTGCAGGTGACATATTACAAATTGCTTTGTATTATACAAAACTTCTTTTTAAACTAGCCTTATCTTTATCTTTTGTTGCGTTTACCATAATTTATTTAATAAAAATAACGGATTTCCCAAGACTTGGATTACCAATGATGTCTTATCCAGAATGTACAAGTTGTGATTGTGATTGCGGAAACGCAGAAATTGATGATGATATTGATGCCAACTCTGTTAATGCTGATATTGCGGCACAACAAAGTGGGTTAGATGATTCTGGTTTAGAATATGCGCAGTCAACATCATTTATTGCTCCTATAAATTTATCGGGGTCATATAACGTAATGCACCCAAATTTTGAAAACTATCCAGAGGAAGACGCGGATGCAAATTCTAAGGGATATTTTTATTGTCCAACAAGTATTGGATTGGGTTTAGGACTGGCCCAATATAAATCATTAATAAATAGAGTTGTTGATCAACAGATAGATGGTGATGTTGTTTTATCTGCGGTAATTGATTTTAGAAGATTATTTTCAGGTACTGATATAATAACAACAGGAACTACAGATTTTAATAAATACCACGCACCACAACCATTCTTATTTGCTGCTGAAGAAAGTGGTGGATCTGATGAAAGATGGTTTGGGTATCCAACAAAAGAAACCTACCCACAAAAATTAAATGAGTTTAACACTAGAGATAAATATTTTGATACTACTGGTCCCGGTGGAGGACCAAATATAATAACCACTACGGTAAACCCTCAGTTGAGTGTTGCCCCATATAATTTAGGGACTCAACAATCATTTACAGATCAAATTATTGTTGTTTTAGCAAATGCCGGAACAGCACAAACTTTAGGAATAGGAGAACTTGTGACATTTCAGAGTCCTCTATTTAACAATGGACAACTAATCCCAAGAAACATAAATTTAACTGGTGCAACAACAAATATATTTGGTAATAACTCGGTAACAGGAACAACAATATTATCTGCAGCACCAAATACTACATCTAATGTTGTTCCAATTTCAAACACTATTACATATGCTAACCCAACCAACCCAAGTATGCCACTTTTTTCAACTATCAACATACTTCAAACTGGTGACACAATAACTGATATAAATAAAGATGATTATTTAAAATATCCAACAGATGTGGAGTATTTTCAAGTAATAACAGGAATTTCCATTTCTAATTTTAATTTATTAGATAATACTACAAATCCAAATTTATTTCCAAAAAAATATTTAAGACACGAAATTCAATATGTTATTGCTGATCCTTGTGATTTAACTTATTTCTTGCCGGTTCCTCCATACGTATTTCCTAGTTTTAATAACTCCAGCCCTATTATCCCACCAACTTTTGTTAACGGACAAACCTATAATAATGATAGTGGAATACCTTCGATACAGGCAAATAATTTTGATTGTCTCGCTTCATTATCTAATTCAGCAAATTATGAGGTGTTAATGTTTGTTAGAGGTGTTGATCCACATACCGAAAAACAAACAATAGAATATGATATATCAAAAATATTAGGATATACAACACCACAAGCAAATTTAAAAATAAGAGGTAAATATTATTTAAATCAACCAATAAAACCTGTTGGTCAAACACCATTGACACATAATACACCAACAAATACGTTCACCAATTTATATTTTCCTTCATTTACTTTTACAATAAATCCTAGTAATTATACAGGTTTCACGTCTACATTACCGTATTACTATTTATCAACAGATGAGACATCGTCAAACACATATGTTCCAGTATCAGGATTCCAACAAAAACAAGCTTTAGATATAAATCTTTATTTATTATCACCAATTAGTAATTTTACTTTACCTAGATTTCAAACAGACTATATAGGTGGAGGTCCTTTTATTGCTGCGTCTTTTAGTTATTCTTATTTTACAAATGGTGTTTTTTTAGGGTCAGTGTCGAATAAGACAGACTATGGTTGGCCAACTAATAATCTAAACGATCATTTTGCGTTATATTCTCCAGCTTATTTTACAGACCCTTCCTTGTTAGGTGTTAATTTTAATAATTCAAATAGAATTGTTATGAGAAGTGACAGATTACCTACATCCACTTGTATTGATCCCGCGCCTGGAAATAGAACTGGATATGCTTTACACCAAAACAATAAGTTCTGTTATTATAAAACTGACGGTGTTGGTGGTCAAAACACAAGTAATTTTGCTAGTATTTATGATGTTTCTGAACTTTTAGATCAATATAGTGGTAATACTGGATTAACTCAAACACTTACTTGTGATGGATTGGTTGCTTTAGATTGTTATTCGGGTAGTGGTACTAATGTGGGGGTAATCCCCGCTAACCAATGTTCTATTCCTGAAAATAGAGTAACTAAAGGTTGTTATTGTTTATTAAATAAAGATAATAGTGATAATAATAAACATTATTATTTAATAAGAGATGCGTTTAGAGATGATCGTAGATTGTTTATGGAATGGAAAACAAGATTTACATTAGTATTTGCTCTGTGTAGAGGAGTTTTTGCTCAAACTTTTCAAAATAATTGGATAAATGGTACATTATACATGCCAACTTTTAACAAAAGATCAATATATCCAACAAGCAACCTTACTAATATAACAACACCTAATTATGTCTATTGTAAAGATATTGTTGTTTATAATAATAACAGTAATAATTTCTATTATAGAAGTTCTCCTTGGAGTGATAACAATCAAGAATTTATTGGAAAAGAAATACCACAACCACCAAATTGGTTAACATTAAATTTTAAACCAGGGTATAATGATAAAAATATAATGTTCCCAACCACAATATTAGATATGGGACCAAGAGATTCATATATAAGTGAAATTTGTAATGACCCTAATTTTAAAGGGTATATGGCCGACCAGTTCAGATCAACAAGTTACAATGAAAATGGTGATATTATACAAATAGGATTTTTATCAAGAATACTAAACGCTAATTTTAGACAAGCACTAATACCTATTAGTACTGGTGGAAATGATAGTGAAGGAAAGGGTCTTATTCAGTTTTTCAATAGCAGTCGTGGTGGAGATAGAATTGATGGTGATTTTGCTCAATCATTATCTATCAATTCAGAACATAAAATTAATTCATTTATAGACGAAAACTATGGTAATTTGGATATATTTATTGGCGATGATGGACAGTCTCCTTCACCAAGTAAACCTGTTTTTGGTGTATTTTATAGATCATCCACAATTGAATATTATTACAGAAGACAATTAACACCTGGTATTGAAATTTATAACATTTCACCTTTATTACAAGATGCTTATGGTTATCCAAAAACTCAAGAAGTACCGCATTATAAATGGATTTTACAACCATCTAGTGTAATTTTTGGGTCGGAATCTAATAATTGGTGGACAAACCCCAATCAAAGTGGTGGGGTTGGATTTTTTAAGAAAGGATATCAAGATTTAGATTATAGTGTTGATCCTTATTTTTCAACACCTTCATTAATACCTGGAAATTCTTTACCACTATTACCCCAAGGGTTTATAACTAATTTTAATGCGTCAACAGGACTTCCGTCACCAATAATACCTGGTCAACCCCTTGCGGTAAACGGTAATCTTTATTTGGTTGGAGCACCTAGTCACTTTTATTTTGGTTTAAATAACGGAAAAACTGCGATGAATAGATTTATAAAAAAATATGTTAATTTTACTGAGATATAATGGGAGTAAATGATACAACAAAAATAGTTTTAGGTTCGTTAAGATATAAATCTTCACCAAATTCCGTATTATCGGTAAATGTTGATTTAAATCAAAATGAAAAAGAAATTATTGAATTTGATAGAAATGTAGATTTAGGTTTACAACAAGTTTTTATTGATGAAAGAGAATCAAGTACAATTTTTAGACCTGTAACAAAATATTCTATTATTTTTAAAAATGAGTATATAGGATCAACAAATTACGACCCATTTAAAAACAATTTATATTACACTAACTCTATTGAAAATACTTTATTAACATTTCCTGGAGGAAACCAACCACCAGCAATTCCTGTACCAAATGTTCCTTGGGACGGTCTTCCACAATACTTTGAATTTGATTTTATTAGAACGGATAATAATGTTGGTGGATATACTTCACCTCCAAATAACCATATTAATTTTGTGAATAAAAGTGCTAGTACATATAATTGGACACATTATGTTAGTTATGGATATAAAAATAACTATACTAAACAAATGTATGCTATTGATACAGAAACAACAGCAAGTTGGGTTTGGATGGTTTCAGATGGAATTCCATTTATAATTAATGTTGGTAATAATAATTTTGGACCAAACATTGAATTTAGATGTCCTATGAAACATGGGTTAAATGTTGGTGAGTTTGTAAAATTATCTTTAACATACAATGGAACTAATATATTTCAAATTAATAGTTTAGGGGACGGTGGTTTTGGTAGTGAAGAATTTATATTTAACATTTATAATATTGGTTATGTTGGTACAACATTTAATAACGGAAATACAGGAACATTTAAAAGAGTAATAAATAAAAGTAATGAAATTGAAACTACTTCAGAATATTATGTTAGGGTTCATAAAATATTAACAAATTCTGAAGACGCTGTAATGGTTAAAGCTGGGTTTGAACAAAATATATATAACGCAAAAAGTAAATTTGAAAATGCGGTGTTAACACCAAACAATCTTTCAAGAACATCAATTTTAGAAGGAAGTCAGTCTTATTCATTATCCTTTAATGTTGATATAGATATTAACCCTTTAAGAGATAATCAAAATAGACCAGTAAGTGAATTATTTTTTACAACTATATGGAAAGGGTATTTTGGGTGGACAAAAAAGTTAAAAGAAGGTTGGGATTTTAATTTATATTTAAATAACTCACTACCAAATCCTTGGTGGGATGTTTCCAATCCTTTATCGGAGACTTCAATTTTAACTAACACTTATAATAGTCTAACAACACCAATAGTGGGACCGTTTTTATACAATGAAAATCTTAAATCTGAAGATTTAATTGATGGTGATCATTGTGAATGGAATGATTATGAACAAACTGAAAGAGTAATATCTAAATACAACCATAAAATAACTTACAATCAAGCTTATTTTAGTTTGAATACTAATGCCCCACAAAATAATCAATTTGGGTATTTTTATAAACCACATGACCCAATTGTTTTAAGAAAATATTCATCATATGTTGAAGAGGGTGATCCATTAAAGGTAACTAACATTCCTGACTATTCATTTTACTCCAATTTATCAAATAGTTTTAGATGGAGAGATTTATATCCGTATGGTTTTATTGATAATGATGGAGTGGGGGTTGATTATCCATTTATAAATGGTAAACATTATCCCTTTGTAAATACGATTTTTAGAATAATACCTGAAGGAAGTAATGTTGGAGTTCAGAACATAAACGTAATAGCACCACCAACTACAGATGATTGTGAATAAATATAAAATAGTTTTACCTGAAAATAATCAGTATTTAAATATTCCATTAGAAATGAATTGGGATTTTCTTGGTAGAGACGA